TGAGCCATCCTTACAACTTGGAGCCACGCCCTAAGAGTAGATGAGCCCGACATAGTAGTGCGTTTGTCATATAATTCTATACCCCTGCTATTGACACGTTCACCGCGATTAAGCTGATAGCAGTGCCAGTTAGCACGAGACCTAACATCAGCGTTGAGTGCCGAGGTACCACCACCGTAAGCAGAGCCCATAGGGTATCTCTCAAAAGCACCAAATACTGCTTCCTTAGCTAACTGACCCTGACCTGAGTAGATATCCCGAGATACGTGGGGAATACGACCTTCTACCTGTACAACATTATGAAATTGCCTAGCAGAGTTAGTTACGTCAATAGGGAAAAGGAATAAATCATTGTATCTTAAATTTGTCTCAATAGTGCCGTTTCCAGTAGCAGTTACGAGCGGTGTATCAGAGCCGTAATTATTGATAACTCCCTGACCTAGAGGTTTCTTATTTTCTACCTGGACACATACTTTATTTACAATACGTCCAGCGCCACCTACATTCTGAATTAACTGACCTGAAAACTCGGATTGGGCAACATCACTTTTAACAAACTGATAATCTACATAGTTAAAACTCATATTACGATTTGCCTGTTCATACTGAAGCATCATTTCTTGAGGATAGAAAATATAATCAGCAACCATCTTAACATCATCTCTCACGATACTAGCATCCTTCGTCGCATTTTTTCCGAAGCGAGTACAAATACGCTTTGAGGTATTAGCAGTTGGATTAGATACCTGAGGCTCAAATGCTAAATGAATAGCAACCTGTTCTTTCATCATAAATAGAGGAAGCTGGTTCATCTTTAAGAAAGGGAATAAGTCAGCAAGTAGGATAGAGAAAACACCCTTACTCTCTTCACGTTGGAAATCAAATACCTGACGAGTATTACCAGGGACAACATCATTAGCAAGGACAGCAGCAGCGCCGCTGAAATTTTGGTCAAAATCCTTACCGTTATCAATACATACACTTTCAGCTTCAGTTAAACTTTCTACATTACCAGCAGTAGTAGCATTAGCATTACCAGCTACTTCATAAGTAGTCTGACGCTGGGTAAGCGTCGGTTTCACACCTAGACCTACACGACCCGTAAATACCTGTTCACGTTCTTTATTTTTTTCAGGTGGGATAAATAAACTCTCATAAGCGAAATAATGGTTAAAATCTTCTAGTTCACTAATAGTTTTACCTCCAACTGTTAATCTTACTCTCTGAAGAAGAGAAGCAATACCAATATTAGCAGGAAGGAAAGCATCATCTCCCTGAGTAGCAGCGTTGATAACATCACCGCTAAGAGCAAAAGTTAGCCGAGAATTGCTATGTAAGATACCCTTATTGGATAATACAAACCGACATTCAGATTGACTAAATGAAACCGGTTCTAAAATTTCTGTAGCAACATCAATTGCCGTATCAGTGGGAATAGTTCCAATCTTTACTAAATCAGGTACAGCACCACCACCACCACCAGACGCCATTACCGTAGCAGAATTATTAATACTTGTCATATTATATAATTACTTAAGTCAAAAAAAAAGATTATAAGAAAATTTAAAATTTTTTGTCCTAAACGAAGTATGCTGCGCTAACGCATTACTTGGATACCCTGAGGGGTAGAGACTACCGTTTGTTTGGAATGTACAAATAAGAAAATCGCCTGTGGACTATCCGAAGTTAAACGCAGCTGTAGCTGGACACCGAAAGGTACATTCTCAAATGAAATACCCTGGTCAGAAATAGTATCATAAGCGATACCTAGACCCCAGGCACTACCTCCATCCTTGATTATCTTAGCATCCGAATAACTGGCCCCAGGGTCAAAATATTTGTAATTATCAGTATTAACACTTGTCCGTCCAATACCAGCAAATCCCATTACAGCATTCATATAGTTTCGTGCTAACTGACTATCCATCGTATCATTACCAACAAAAGCACTTTCTTTTTGTGTAGTATCTAAATTATACTGAAGAGGGTATCGCTCACCTCCTCGGGTAAATACGCACTGCTCTACTACCGCACGTGTACCATCTCCAATATTGGTAAAAGGTAGTGTAGCAAGACCGTCTCTAGCAAGATTATTGATATGAGAAGCCGGTACAACATTCATATATGCTCCAAGCACCTTAGATAAAGCAAGGTTAAAATTAATATTAGCATTCGCGGAGTTAATCGTCTGATAGTAGGAAGTAATACTATTGTAAACAAAAGTATTCGTAGTCTGGCTCATTAACTGAGATAATTGGTCAGGCGGTGGTACCATAGTTTCACAAACAAGGCGGACATTAGATAATTCATAATGAGCATTTGCTAGAGTAGTAATAGTATCATTAGAGCTGAATAATACGTTGCTATCCGGTGCTAAATTTATCTCAATACGTAATCCACCTACACCCCATTGACCCGATAGAGGGATAGGTTCTTTGCCTAGGAATAATCCGCATACCAGCGGGATACAAAATTCATTTTTACCCTGTGCGTCATCTGCCTGGGTATTCTCAATAACACCTAGCTGCTGTGCTTTGTAGTTAGGGAAACGAAGCGAAGTTTCATAAGTATGTCCAGCGAAATCATCTAAACTCTGCGTAACAGAAAGATAAGAAGACATCATACGATTATGATGATTAATCGTTTCCATCACCTGTCCTGATTTCTGACTAAAAACAGTAAGCTGGTCAACAATAGCATTAACACCTAACCTCTCATTCATACGGATATTATCTGTGGCAACCGGTAAAACATTGCCAGCAGCATTCTTCCAAATAGTAAATTCACCTACAAGGCGAATAGTACCAGGTTTGATAAATCTATCCTGTTCTCCTAAGAGAAACTGGATAGTAGGCTGTCCGCTATAATATGATAATTTGCCGTCAGAAGTAGAATTACTTGGGATAATTTCCTGATGGGTGGAATAACTTGTCATTTATTTATATTACTAAAAGAAATAATATATATCAAACAAATTTTAAAAATAAGATTTTACGAAGGTTGCTTTGCTTAATTAAAAATACAAAGTGTTTAGAAACACCTTCGGTGTTTCACAACTTTACACCTGAGGTGTAAAGTGTCATAATGAAACTTTAGGATTTACATTCTCTGGCGCATATGAAATACAACAATAGTGTTTCCTGAAATATCACTTACAGGTCTTTCTTGACTATCAACAATTTGGACCTCAATATTATTTAATACTTCTGGACCAGCATTATGAAGCGAAACATATGTCTTTTCACCTGGAGAAAAGAATAAATCACCGAATTCTCTACCATCATTTGTAAATCTTGGTAAATGATAAAGTATCTTACTTACACTCTGTTTACCACCGTTATAGGATTGGATAGGCATATTACTAATTCTGACAAAAGCTGAATTAACCCTAAAATCAGGGGCAGTATAAGAAGTAAAAGAAACCTGAGCACCGGCTGAAGCAATAGTTACGTATCCATCTGCTAAACCCGAAGTTTCATCAATAACTGATTTATCATTAAAACCGATTAATCTATTCATCTTAGCTCTACCCGATGTATCAATTGTCCGATATTTTCCCTGTAAATAATCATCTTTTGTTCCAGCCTCAACAAAACCGATGGTAAATAAGTGTTTCTTATTGATACTTGTAGAGCCGACGTGTAATCCATCATAAACACTATCTCTCGTTTCAGCAGATACAGTATTAATTTCATAAGCAGGTTTTGTATCACAGATAAGAGTTTGAGATAAACAAAACGGGCGGTCTTTAGTATCTCTTACAATTGCCTTGTTATCATCTCCACCTATCTTTCCTCCTGAAAATCTATCTACCCTATTATTACTATAAAAATCATCTCCGGTTGTAAAAGTAAAATTTTCTACATCATATGTCGGAAATCTATATCCTGTTTGACTATAATGACACCTGTAATCATAAACTCTTAGTAAATCATTTTTTGTTCCAACATTAAATCTTGGATAAAGAGCGTTCCTAGTTTCACCTATTGGTAAGAAACTCTGATTTCTCTTTGTAGAGACAGTTTTAATTAATACGTCAGTTTCAGTACCACCTACCCCCTTAGTATCAAAATGAAGTGATACTTCGTCTCCGTGCGTTCTGAAAGTTACGGCCGCGAAAGATGCGTTAAATGAAGCATTAGTTAATTGAGTAGCAAACGCCATACCGGTTCCGTAATATATTACTTCACTCATAATTAACATATTTGCCTGGACTTCATTATCATAAGATAACTGGTAAACAGAAATCTTATCTCCATCAGATTGTACCATATAATCATAAAAATCTTTTTGATATCTTCCTGTTGCCTGATTAGTCATTCGGTAATGAGTAGACATACATACATTATCATCAAAACCACCCTCGGGATGACGAGTTCCAGGTAGTAAATTTGCCCTACCTCTACCAGCAGGCTTCGTAGTATCTCTAACATATTCTATCTGAGGACGAGATAAACCTACACGCCAACCACCGCTCTTAGCTCCTGTTACGTCAGTAGTAAATCTACCAAGACAAAGCCCCATAGGGTGTCCGTGTCCGATAACACTACATTCACGTCTATCTAATTTTTTTAGTACTGTATCATCAGAAGCATTATTATCAGCAACCCTTGTAAATACCTTATGTGCTGTTCCACCAAAAGTAGAATGAGTAGAAGTCCAATTTTCAGTAGGTTTGTATCCATCTGATAACTGATAGGGTGCTTGCCAATAATCAGTTAAGAATTCATTAGTATTTGATATTCGGTTCTTAGCAGCCACAGAGCCACGTTGTATGCTATCAATAGTTATACTCTCTACCTGACCTGAAGCATTCGGGTTAGTTTCTACTCCGTAAAAACCAAAAATCTCAGGATTTCCGTATGCGTCGTCTAATCTATCTTCTAATTCTGATACCCAGTCGTCTACGCTATATGTTCCAGGTCTAGGTTTGATAGGAATAGGCATTTCGTTTCTAGCATCCTGAAAAAACGGGCCGTCATCATCTGTTTGTAGATGACCGAAATAATGATACATCATAGTTTCAGCTTCTACTTCTATTAAGGCATCGCGTCTAATCTTAACACTCTCTACTGCTATCTCAGCATCTGTCGGTATCTTGATAGGACTTGTGAAATGATTTTGGAATTGTGATGGGTTTTCTATACCTAGTTTAGTGCGGGTATTAACACCACCTTCGCTTCGGTTATATCCATCCTGCGTACTGTTCGCAATAATTAAACTCATCTTTTTATATTATATAATTTATTTTTATTTCATCTATTAAATTAAAAAATGCCTCATAAAAAAAATACACAAAATATGAAACCATTGGACTTAGACCCCTGCTCCAATTGTTTATACGGAAAAGATAGAAACCAACATAATATACCAGGAAGAGTAGAAAATTTTAATAGAGTACTTCCTAAAGAAGCATTCGGGCCTAAAGCTGTACCTAAGAAACCATCCGGTAAGAAACCTAAAAAACCTAGAAAACCTAAACCTAAGAAACCTAAACAACCTTACAGACCTAAGTATTAATTTTTAATTTATTTTTTAACATTTGTATATCTTGTTTCATTATATCTATTTCTTGTTTTAACTTCTCATTTTCTCTTACAACTTTTGTTAAATCGCAATGCTCAATCCGGCTAATTTCACTTCTTAACTTACCTATCGTATGAGCACTTCTATCCAAAGCATATTGTTGATTTTGTAATAAATCTAAATGACATCTGATAAAAGGATTTCTCTTAACCTTTCTCATATAACTTTTTATTTGATTTTCTGTGATATCAGGGTCTTCTTTCATATACATTTTTAACTTATCCCAAACAGGATACTCTTTATTTAATCTACTCATAACTAATTTAATAAAATAAAAATAAAATCAAATTTAAATGTATTTTTAAACCGAAAGTGTCATTATGACACTTTACATTTAAAATACTCCCAAGCCTGTTGTATTCTTCTGAATGCCTCGTTGTTACCACCCTTATCGGGGTGAGTTTTCAGTATTGATTTACGATATTCACGTTTCATATCTTCATTACTTGCTGATTTTTTTAATCCAAATACAGAGAAGGGATAATCAGGGGCAAGTTGTTCCTCTTCTTCTTCTACTCCTGTAAAAAATCCACCAAAATATCTACTCCAAAAATCCCTTGCTTTTCTATCATTATATTCTTGATTTCTTGCTTCCCTTTCACGCTTTTCTCTTTCTAATCTTATTTTTAATGCGTCTTCATAATCTTGATAATATTTAGCTGACCTGATAAATATACCACCAGACGGATAAGATGATAGAGGATAAGCAATATTGTGATATCCAGCTGGAATTCTACAACCTCCAACAACAATCATAATAAATAAATATTTGATTAAAATTAATATCAAATTTATATTAATAATAATGTCTGAAAGCAATGAAGAAGGACAATTACAAGATTATTCGGTTGACCAAGCAGCAGGGGCAATTGTTTTAGTATTAGGAGCAGTAGCATCTCTACTTCTCGTTATTTGGCAAAGTAAATGTCATTGTAAGATGAATTTATGTTATATATTTCAGTGTGAAAGAAGACCACCAAGTGAAGAAGAGATGGAAAATCTTAAAGACCAAGCACAAAAATTAAAAGATAAAAAAAATAATAAAACTCAAAAACCAAAACCAAAACCTGCCAAAGGTACCTCCGGTAAGAAACCACCACAAGGCGCAAGACAGCCAGATGAAGAAGACCCTTATGTATCAGCAGATGATGTAGAACCCGAACCTGAGCTTATCCCGCCCAGAGATACTTAACAGCCCAATAGTTAGGACTATTCTTATCTTTCCAAGCTAAACTACCATCTTTCTTTCGGATACCTTTTGCTCTTGCTAAATAACTCTTTCTCTGCTCCTTAGTTGCTTTACCCGACCTGAAATCAGGATATCCTGTAGCCCCAAAATGTATTAATCTTTTACCACCACTCTTACTCTTAACATATACTGAAAATTTTTTACCTTTCTTTTTACTCTTAAAAGGTTTGTAAAGAGGTTTGTTATCACTCATTTTATTTTATTATATTTTTTATTTTAATCTGTTTAATAACAAAATGCCAACAAAGTAAAAAAATCAAAAAGTGTCGCTAAAAAAAAATAATTTATAATAATATAAATGTCGGAAAAACCAACTATTGATATTAATGCTGGAAGGGAAGCTATATCAAAATTTATTAAAACTAACAAAATACCTGTTAAAGCAACTGAATTAGTTGATGGTAAAAGGAAAAAACGTACAGTAGACGCATTACGTAAAGATTTAGATAGATTAGGATATACTATCACAGGTAAGAAAAAAGCAACAGGAAGGCAACCTACCACCGATAAAGGAATAAAAAAACAACAAGAACAAGAAAAACAAGGTATTATACTACAAGGATTTAATAGTGAAAGTAAACCGATAGCCCCTACTGTATCGGGGGCTCAAGTAGAGATGATGGGTGCTATCTCAGGTAATTTATCAGCTGAACAAGATTTTATTTATAAAAATCTACCACCGGTCAACGAGATTAGAAACTATTTATCAAATAGAATACCTAATACAGCATTCGTTGGATTACCTATAAGAGACCTAAAATTATTATATATGGAGCAACAAGCACAAGAAAATGAAGAGTTATTTGCCCCGCAGTTTAAGGATTTACCCCCAATATCTGATATCCAATCATATCTTTCAGAACAAATACCTGATGTAAATTTAGGTGGATTAACATTAGTAGGGATAAAAGAATTATATATTGAGACTAAACCTAAAGTAGATGAAGCATTAAGATTAAAAGCAGAAGCTGAATTAGAAATATATGATGAACCTGCCGGAGGTACCTTCGGTGAACCTGAACCTGAACCTCAGATAGAAACAGATAGTGATATAGATGATGACGATATTTCTGAACAAGATTTAGATGAACAGCAGCAAGACGATTTAGACCTTCTTGAGATGGAATTAGAAGATGGAGATATAACGCAAGCAGAATATGAAGAAAAGAAAAGAACAATATTATATCTAACTAAGAAAAAGAAAGAAAAAGAATTATCCCCTGAACAGAAAGAACGCCGTAAACTAGAACTAGAAAAAATAAAAGCAGAAGAAGCAGCAGAAGAAGCAGCAGAAGAAGCACGAATATACGGTGAACCTGAACCTTTTAAACTTACCGAAGAAGATATAGAGGAGTTAATTAATATAGTTGAGGATACAACACGAGGTTTCAGGTCGCAGATGGTAGCATACGACGACCTAAGAAGACAAGGTATTATCGTAGATAAACCCGTAAGACAGGATGACCTGAGAAAATTAAGCCTTGATAGCGATGAAGATAGTGATTA